CCGTTTGTGCCAGATGATCCGCTTGCTGTTGCAAAAGTCAATCCAACTACGTTGCCAGTAACCAAACCGTGAGCTACCTTGGTAACGGTAATAACCGCAGCAGTTCTTGAATACGTGGCAGAAACAGGTGCTGTAGTGGTATCAAAGATATCTAGTGTTCCAGCCGTAGCTGTACCAACCATAGAAACAGCTTTGAGCCTATTTCGCCCCAAAACAACAAAACCTGAGTTGTTAAGGTGGCCCGATTTAACGTCTGTTTGCATCATAATGATTGCTCCGTTTCCGGTTCTGGGGCTTCTAGCCTGTTAATTAACATCTTGTACGCTTGGATCGTGGCTTGAGCCTGAACTAAAAAGGTTTGGGCCTTCTGTGCTTCAGTCTCAAGTTCACGAATCTCAGACTCCAAGAATTCCTTGGTGATCTGCATTATGCAAACGTAGCGTAAGCAGGCACGTAGTACACAGTGCCGCCAATCATCACTTTGATTGCTTTAGACACAGTAGTTACGCTGCTTGCAGTGGGCGCAATCGTAGCGGCAGGGGCTGTTTCAATGTTCATCAACAAAGGAACCTCCCCTGTGTTTGCGCCGCTGTCCGTTACACGAATAAACGAAGCTGTACCGGGCAAAGAAGCGTTAACAGAGTAATCTGTGTCCAACTGCAGAACAGCCAAAGTACCGCCGGGAGAAGCTACGGAGCCTCCCAAGGTTGCACGAATAGCGTTAGCCGCACCAGAGATCGTGCCGCCTGTGTTAATTGAAGTAGAAATGTGCGCACCGTTGATCGTGCCGCCTGTAGCGCCGTTAGCACCCGTTACTCGGGTCAAAGCACGAAATGTTTCGCCTGAACCTGTAGAGGTAAAAGTCAACCGGTTATACGACAAACGTGTATCGCCAGTGGTGGCAGATGTCGTAGCATAAGATTCAGAAATATTGCCAGCAGTTGTTACTGCAATGGGGGAGGTTGCTGTGCCGCCGATAAAACCGTTTAACGATTTGACTGGGCCGGAGAATGTGGTCAATGCCATGATTTTTCCTTACATACAAGTTAAGTGCATTAGTCTGTATGTCGTCAGCCGGGACTGTCTAATGCACCGGAAAACCCCGGATGTGTATTTATACCACTACGTTTAAACCAATGCAACAAAAAAGGGAGCCGAAGCTCCCCTTTTTTTTAATGCCTATTAAGCGCCGGGTGAACCGAACACGCCCAAAGGATCTGACACGCCAAAGCTGTAACGCTCACGGGCTTTGTAACGAACGTTACCTGTGTCAAAGTCACCGTCCATGCCTGTAGACATGGGGGTACGCACGAAGTGCTTCAAGCCGTTAGGCACATCTGTACACAGGAACCAAGCATTGGTGTCTGTCAGATAGTGGTTAACGGTGTAGCCTTCAGGGATTGAGCCGTTGTTCTTCAATGCGTTGATGTCATTGTCGGCTGTAGAAACACGGAGTTCGGTTTCCAACAAACGAGTAGCAACGAACATCAAAGAAGGAGGAACAATCAACTTACGTGGCTTTGCAGCGATCAGCAAGCTACGCTCATCTGTCCAAGCAGCGATCTGAATAACAGCGTTTTCCAACGATGTTTCATTCAAGTCAGCAGCGGTAGATGGTGTATTGCTGTTAACGCCACCAGAAACCAAGGGGTGTGATGTCGAGAACAAAACTTGACCGTCACCATAAGTGGGGCCACCGGCAAAGCCGTTGTTCAAGATTGCAGCAGCCTTGACCTGCTTGGTGTAAGCCATACCACGGGCCAAAGCCTTGGTATAACGTGAAGACAAAGAGTCATACAAGTTATCTTCCACAGCTTCCTCTGTGATGGAGAAGCCCATCGCAATGGTTTCGTGGGTGTAACGTGCAGTCCATGCTTCTTGTGCATTGTCATAAGCGATGGCAGAGCCTTCATTCTTGACAGGTGCAGCAGAGAAGCCAGAAAGCTTTGTCTCTTCTTCGAAACTACGCTCAGATGACTCTGTTTCGTAGATTTCTTTGTGCTCTTCGCCGTATTTAGCGTACTCAAGACCAAACAATGCGTTCAGACCGGGGAGCAACTCTTTCAGTAGTTGTGCGCGTGAAATAGCCATGGTAAGTTACTCCTTAGATACCGGTGGTATTGTTATACGAGTGAGTGTTGATCTTAACGATCAGCTCAACGTATGTGGTTGATGTAACAGCAGTCTCAGGCACAACATCAATGATACGAATTGGCAAGGTAGCCGTAATATCAGTAGAAGTTGTAATTGCTTGAGTTGAATTGCCGGTGTTTGTATTACCAGAATTCAATGCCACGGGAGCGTTTTGGCCAACAGCAGCGCGGGTCAAAGTAGACATGGTGGTGCCAGAAGACACAACTGCCACTTTAAACAAAGCTGTAGGATCATCAACAACATAAGCCAACACGTTGGTTACGCCAGATGACGGAGCATACTGGGCTTGAACGGTTTGACCAGATGAGTTGGTGTACTGAACGCCAACGCAAACGCCAACGCATTGTGCAGCGGCAGTACCGCTGGCAATCACTTTGCATGAGCCGGAAGCTAGCATTTCAACGAGGTCGCCATCAAAGACAGCGCCGGAATCGACTGGGATCAGTCGAGTAGAACCCGCATAGGGATTTCCGCCAATACGATTGACTGGCTGAAAACCATAGGGCTTATCAACGGTAGGATATGCCATTTAAGACTCCAAAAAATTTAAGTACCTTTACCGAAAGTGACCGTGGACTTACGTTCTTTAAACATAGGCATCCTCGGATCATTCTCGCGCATGTAGGTGTTATCCACAGAGTTCATCTGAGCTTCCGCTTGTTTGCGGTAGTACTCATTACGTTGCCCTGTAAATTCCACAGGTGTTTTGCAAAGCAACAGACCGCCGACTTCAATACTGTCTGGAAACTTACCATTGGTAGAACCAAACAAACGGATTTCGGGGTGGTCAGAAGCCCTGACGGGTTCCCAGCCTTCACGTAACTTTCCAGAAATGTTCGTGGCGTCGTCTTTACCTAACGATGCAATCCTGATCCAGCGAAACGCATAACCCTCTTCCGGATTGGGATCGGGCAGAAGTTGCGGTGGCATCCATTGTTTAGGACGCTCCACTTGTTCGCGTGTATCAAGTTCGCGTGTCATACGGTTAGATTTTTCCATTTTCATTTCCTCATTTCTTCAGCAACCTTACGGGCGTACAGTTCCAACGGAACCCCCAACCGCTTGGCGAGATTCACCTGTGTCTGCGTAAGCACGATCTTTTTAGGCGCTGTGCTACGGGTTGCAGGTGCAACTATGTTGGATTTAGTGCGTTGAGGTTTCGCATCAACGGACTCTTCGGCTCCAAACTGATCCGAGAATCTTTCCCTAATGTCAGCGTTGATACGTCGATAGTATTCATCACTGCCACTCGGAATTCCTTCGCTCACTAAGTCTTCATGCAAGCCTAGGGCATAGGCTGTCATTCGCTTGTTGCTTCCAAACCACTGATTTTGGTCTTGCCATGCAAGTAGTTTTTCATCAACGGGCGCAGCTTTAGTGGGCTGTTGGGCGATTTGTACAGGAGTTTCTTCTTCCTGTAAAGGGGTGTGTTTAAAATTATTTACTTTATCCGCACGAATCTTCGCAATAGTCAAGGCTTCTTGGGCCTCAACTAACTTATCAGAGTCGCCAGATTCATAAGCTTCTTTGTACATGCGCTTAGCGTTTTCTACTTCGCTAGACACTACTTTTTTAGCTTGTTCCAAGAGCGCAGCTTGATTTTGGTTAACAGAACCCTTGAGCTTTTTGTTCTCTTCCAGCACGGTTTGCGCAAGTTTAAGCGCCTCTTCTCTTTCACGTTCAGCCGTTTCTTTTGCGCGACGTTCTTCGTGATAACCTTTGGTAAAGTGCTTAATACGCTTCTGTACGCTCTCGTCGTACTTGGCCAGCTCTTCGTCCGTTACCTCTTTGGGAGGTTCAGCCATGGGCTTGCGACCACGGTCTTCAGGAGGTGTATCGTCTACAACCTCAATTTCTGGTTCGCTTTCACCTTCAACTTCAAAGTCAACTTTATCGTCGGCCTTGGCGTCTTTAGCTTCAGCTTCGTCAGGGAACTTAAATTCGTCTTTTTCAGCCATGATCTACTCCTTAGGTTGGGCGTTGGATACCACGGGGGTCTTGCACAACAGCCTGAACGGAATCGTCATTGATGAGTCGCCATTCGGTACCATGAATTTTCATGCGGGTGCCAGTGTTGGGTCTAACCAACACAAAGTCACCAACTTTGCAGCTTGGGCCAGATGGGAAACGGGCCGGATCTTTGAACGCATCAGGGCCAATCTTTGCAACAAACAACACGGGGGAAAGAAGCTCCTCGTTGTACATCATCTGCGCAGATTTAATAATCCCAGACTCGCTCAATTCTTCCTCTGCCTTGGGCAACATACACAGCAAGTGGTAAGTCGCTGGATCCGGCACTTGTTTGGCTTTTTCTTCAGCGGAGGTGTTGAGCACACCGCTTAGATCAACCGCACTAACATCAAATTCACTCATCTTCATATTCCTTAGTTTTTCGCACGAGGTCAGCAAGTTCATACTGCGCGGTTTGCAGACCTCGGATAGTCCCGCACAGTTCTTTGTAGTGCTCGTGGGATTTAGCTCCACCAGCACTGACAACTTCAACCAACTGCTTGACGTGTTCCTCAAGCTTACCGTTCAACACTTCAAGCATATTGGCCATCATTCATCCTTTTTCGTAGGTTTGTTTGTCTGCATTAGTTTCTGTGCATGGACCTGCCCGCCATGAGCCATCTTCTGCTGGTGCATCTGTTGCTGCATCATCATCTGTTGTTGTTGCTGAGCTTGCGCTTGCTCTAGCTCCGCCCGTTTAGCCGCCATCTCTAAGCCGTGCAACTCTTGGGCTTGAGCAATCTCCTGCTGTAGACGCATCGCGGCCATCTGTGGATCTTCACCAGACCTAGCTGCGCTTTCTTGTGCTTTAAGAGAAAGTTCTTCCGCTTTAAGTTGTAGATCACCCTTGACCTTGAGCGCCTTGATGTCAGCTTCTTGTTTCTTGATCTGCAATTCAGCCTGCTGCATCTGAATGATCGGATCTTGGGCCTGCGCCATCGCTTGCTGCTGAGCTGCTTTGGCTTTGTCCATCGCGAGGAGCTGCATAGACGCCTGCGCCACAAGTTTAGAAACTTGTACTTCAACGTCGTTATCAAGCTGTGCATCTGGTGCAGGTAGTGTTGCGCCCAACTGCTCCTGAACTTTCTGACGATATGAAAACGCCAAGTGTTCAGCGACGTGAGCCATGATCGCGCCCTGCATCTGCTGAGCCATGGGACTTTGACCAATCTGACCCATGATCATGGGGTCCTGCATCATGCTGGTATGAACAGCGATGTGTGCATCGTGGTCTTGGTGGATGAACGCCTTAGTGGGCTTGCCAGTGAGGAACGACATATTCTCCGACACGGGGTCGCGTGGGGTCTGGTCATCATCAATGGGCACTAACTTATCTGCGTTCTTGATACCCAACACCTCAATCATCTGCCTGTGAAGTTGCGGCAAGTCATAGATCTGTGGAGCACCTTGAGCCAACTGAATCACAGCCTGATACTGCATGATGCGCTGAGCCATCGTCGCACTGTTGGGATCTGACACAGGAATCACTGACACCATGTCGTAGTCAGCTTGCTTCGCTTTTCTATCACCTTCAACTGGATCGAAGCTGTACTCTGGCGGAGTGTGATCACGAATGATGTCACGCAGGAGCTGAAACTCTTGCTTCATGCTGTAGTGAACACGAGCCTGAACTGCAGACATTGTCTTGAGCTGACGCTCTAAGAGAGCTAGCGTTGTACCAACAGGTGCGTTAGCAGACATATCGCTGATGTTCATATCAGCAATAGAACCCAGACGACGGCCTTCTTCTGTTATGCGGTCAAGCAACCCCGCCAAAACTTGACTTGGCTCTTTGTACGGCAGGGGCATGATGTTGTCACGCACTGAACCTGACGGCACGTCTACATCACGGAACTCACCGGGGTTGATCGGCGTGTCATCTCCCTTGATACGCAAGCCGCGTGCTTTAAGGCCGCCGGGCAAGTTACTCAGTGTGCCCGCATCAACAAGTTGTCGAATCAGGGACGTACCAGCACGGGCGTAGCCACCGATCAGGTGAATTAAACCTAGACCATAAGCACCAAAACCGGGGACGTATGTGTACTGCACAAAGTGCTGGCGCTTTAACTTGCGCTTGTCATCTTCTTCCCAGTTGCGGCGAATAGCCAGAACTGTGTTTGTGCCACGCTCGATTGTGATGATATACGGCAGAGCGATACCATCTTCATCTTCATAACCGGGCAGGTCGTAGTCGATGTGCACTTCCAAGACTTGGTAGCGGTCATCGTCCGTCAGTGAGTAACCCTGATCCTCGGCTTTCTTCTTCTCCACATCTGTGTGGATCGAGACAGGCTCACCCAAATCTTCATCAACGTAGAAGCCTGCAACCTGCAACTTCTTCATCTCATTTTTGGTCTTACGCATCACATGCGTGAGTCGTTCAGCAGTGGCCGCGCTCGATGCACCGTAAGGAATGATGATGTCTTCAGCGGGGATGAACATCGCAATCTGACGATCAAGCGATGGGTCAAAATAAACTTTCTTGAACGCCGCGCCCGCGAGACCTAGGTTGTACAACATGCGCTCATGTTCTGGGCGATACTCAGTCATCACCTCGGTGAGCTGATAGTTCATGTCATCTCTTACACGCTCAGCCGCCTGCTCTTTAAGTTTATCAATTGCGCCGACGATCTCGGTTTTGACCGGACCCTGAGCAGGGAACGTTTCAATGATAGTCTCGCTTTGGAACCGTACAGCAGCTTCTGTGAGTACCGTTGAGAAAACACCGCAAGCACCGTTCCACGGTTCAGTACGTTCTTCATACTTCATCCCCAAAACGTCAAGACCTTTGACATACATCTCAACCCAGTCCTTGCGACTAGAAATGTCTGCGTCCACCATCTCGATAATGTCGCTTGCTACTTTCTGTAGCTCGCCCTTATCCATGTCTTCGGCAAGATTGGCATCAAAGTCTTCGCCCTCTTCATCGGGCATCAAGTCAATCTCCATGCCGTCTAGTCCGATGCGAACACCCTCGGGATCCTCAATCTCGATTTCAATTGCGGGCATGTCGCCCATATCTTCTAACGCATCCAAACCCAACGGGGCTTGTGACAATGAGGGGACCATATTCGTAGCCATTGTTTATCCTTAGTAGTACGCAGCTTTCTTGCTGCGGAAAAATCTCTCTTCTTCAGGCTCGTCGCTCGGTAAGCGAATAAACCCGCCTTGTCTGAACCGCATGAGCGCTAGTGTTGTTGAGTCAACCAAGTCATCATTTGTACCCGACGGAAAGTCGTTACATTCTTCAATAACTTCTCTAGCCCATCTGCGGTCCGGTGCAAACACCACTCCTCCTTGGAACAGTGCAGAAACCGCGTTCACCCGTGCGATCTTATCTTGTCCTTTACCCGGAGTAAACTCTCCCACGGGCACGCCCATCCGTCTAAACTCTTGGTAAAGCGCCGAACCGTTGGACTTCTTCTCAACAATAAACACATCAGGCTCCCACTCTTTGTACTCCTCAAGCACCAAGGCTTTAAGGTCTGGGTACTCCAGTCGCTTCTTAATTGAGTTGAGCAAAATAATCGCGTAGTTGTTTGTCTCTTCGTTAAAGAACACACCCCACACAGTCAGAGCGTTATAGTCAGCCCTGTTGTTAGATTCCTGCGCCGCGTCAAGACTCATAATCGTAAACTCGCACTGAGGCGGGTCGTCCTTTTCCCAAATCTGCCACCATTCGCGCTTAATAAGAGCGCCTTCCTCAGAGACGGGGTTCTGCATGTACTGGGCCTGCCAGTACCGTGGGTCCATACCCGCTTTTTTACCCAACAATTCTTCAATAGACCAGAACTCACCCCACAGCGGTTTGTCATTCAATATGGCAGGAAACTCAACAATCTCCCACTGGTCCACATCTTCCTCGCGGCCCATCTGGTTCACGATCATTCCGGTCAAATCAAGTTTTGACCACCTTGTCATCACTATAATGATAGAGCCACCCGGCATAAGACGCTGCAAAGGGCCAGACTGAAACCACTCCCAAGCAGGAAGGAAAACGTCCGGTCGCCCAGTCTTAGCTTCTTGTTCAGAATGAGGGTCGTCAATGATAAATAAATCAGCGCCACGACCAGCAAGAGCACCTCCGACACCAATAGCAAAGTATTCTCCGTTGAAATTTGTACCCCAACGTGACGCAGACTTACTGTCAGCTTGCAATTCGATCTGCGGAAACACGTCCCGATAGGCTTCAGAACCCACCAAATTACGCACTCTACGGCCAAAATTCACCGCCAAATCGGCAGTGTGGGAGGCCATAATGATCTTTTTATTAGGGTATTTACCTAGAAACCACGCTGGTGCAAGGTAAGAAATCATCTCAGACTTGCCGTGACGGGGAGCAATGTTCACAATAACCCGTCTTTTCTTGCCGTTGGCTATATCTTCAAAGATTTTGGCCAGTCTTTTGTGGTGTGGACCCACTTTATAGCCCGGATATACGTGGTCAATGAAGGTTAAGAAGTCATCTTTACCCACTTCCTGCACAGATTCACTGTCGTACGTCCTCAAAAGCTCCAAAGTATGGATTTTTTGCTCCAACGGCATCGTTGGAAGCGCGTCTTTGATGGCTTTTAGCTGTTCAGGCGTTATCTTCACTGCGTATTACCTTGGCCTGTACATCAATTGTGCGTTTTTCCAGCTTAGCAAGCGTTTCAAGCAGCTCTTTTTCCACTTCTTCAATGGATTGCTGCTTATGAGTGACCTCAGTGCGCTTTTTAAATGCATCAACACCGTCAACATCACCCAACGCCTTGATTGCACCAAGCCTGACAGTACTGTTTGGGTTCTCTGTTTCGGCAACAAGCTTGTTTACCACGTACAGTTTAAAGTCTGCCAGCTCCCGCACAATCATGTGGTCGTACTCAGCCACCATACCGGCAAGATATGCAATGGTTTCGTTGGGGTAGTTAGCTAAATCAGGTGTTGTTTTATTAGCAACAACCTTTTCCATCAACTCAAGGGCTTGGCCTCGGTTCTCAGGGCTAGGCTCAATTGGTTTTCCGTTCAAATCAGAGATCATTTTGACCGTGCGTGCACGCATCTCAATCTCTTCCTTTGGGGAAAGAGGGGGCATAGCCTCGGTGGCTGAGGCTGGTAGCGGAATATCCGCTTCGACATTAGGCATCATCTGCATAAGAGGGAATCGCACTCCTATAAAAGTCAGGTACTAGCCGCTTAATCGCTAGCTTTCGAAAAAAGTCTTTGCACAGCTTTCCCTGAGAAATAAATATACCACATATTTGTAAAGGGTGGTAGGAATCCTACCCGGGGGGTGTTCCTATATTGAGGGGGTGGGGTAAACCCTAGACGCTTTTATTTTTACTTGGCGTTGGCTTAGAAATGCTTGGGGTACTTGGAATGGTTGGAGAAATACGTGGTGGTTTGTGTAAGTCTTAGAGTATAGGGGAACACGGGAGTCCCAAAGTCTCTTGTGGGGGTCGGGTATGGGTGGGTCGACCCCGCCAGAACTTTACTTTTAACCATGGGATCAGCTATAACAGAACCATGCAGAGCAATAGTGCTGTGCTGTAACAGGAGAGATAAATGTTTAAAGCATTATGGGTTTGGTTGACGCATTACAAGGTTGTAGTGCAGTGGGAAGACAAGTTGTGTGTTCACTATGCATACACAATGAACGAAGCGCTGAGTTGGTCAGCTCAGTATCGTACCGACAACACGACAGTGCTGATCGGCATCAGGGGCAAGCTAGTCGCGGCACGCGGCCAGTGGTAAACCGAGGGGCTTCGGCCCCTCTTCTTTAACTAAGGAGAGAAACATGAGAGCAACGAATGAAGCTTTGCGCACTGTGCGTCAGCATGGTGTAGAGCACACACTTTGGTGTATGAGTTTGAAATCCGCTGAAGTAGCGCAGTTGCGTGTGAGTGATCCCGATTTGCATGAACAAGTGAAGCGGGTACGTAACGCGATGAACCGACAACTTGCGATCAACACGCGCAATGTTAGCCGGGAGGATTAACCAAAAGGGCCTCGGCCCTTTTGATACCAGTTATTTGTCGTCGCGGGCGTTAAGCGTGCGCGAGTCAAGCGGATCACCTAGCGATTCACACCCCGCTGAAACTTTACTTTAAGGCCTAGGGTCAGCTATAACTATTACATCAGGTAGACAATTCGGTCTGTCTGATATTTCAAAATGCTTTATTAGGAGATATTATGTCTAAAGCAAAAAACCAAGCCGCCCCTTCATTGGGTTCTGTCAACGTCACTTCAATGAAGGACGCGGGTTATCAGTCAGCTATCAGCGACGAACGCAAAGATAGCGTTGCCCGTTATGTCTATTCACAATGCCCTAACTTCACCAACGAAGTTAGCGACGAAGTTAAAACCCAGCTTCGTGCGGGTTGGGCGCTTCGTTGGCAAGAACTGAACCCCGCTGTCAGCTATAACGATAGTTGGGTTCCAGTAGAGAACGGCTCTTATGTAATGACTGTTGACGTTTGCTTCAGCTACAGTCAGCAAGCCTTCGGTCAGTTAAAAGAAGCTGACCCAGTCAAGCACGGCGTTATTAAGGGTATTCGTGATGCCTTTAATAAGTATGCTTCTAATCGAATGGCTGACTTGAAAACGGCTGTTCGTAAGGTAGAGAACGAAGGCAAGCCTAAAGTGAAAGCGCCTACCAAGGGTTTCATTCAGTACATTGATGAAACATTCAAGGCTGTCAAGGCCAGAGCTAAGACAGCGAAAGCAAGGGGTGATGATTCAGCCCCCGATGAAGTTAAATTGCGCATGGCCATCGATGCCTTTCACAATACTCTAAGCAAGTAACATTGCACCGACCTAGTCAGCCGAAAGGTTGGCTAGGTTTTTTTTCGCCTGTAGCTTTTGATACCAGTTATGTGTCCCCGCGCGCGTCAAGGGCGTACATGCCAAGCGCACTGTTTACCGTTTCAGGCCACGCTGAAACTTTACTTTAAGGTCTAGGGTCGGCTATAACTTAAACACCAGATGACGAGGTGTTGTCTGGATTAACGCTTACTTGGAGATACCATGAGCAAAGCAACAAAACCCCAAGAGACAATCGTCTCATCTTTCAAAGATGCCGCATATCAATCGGCAAGGTCTAGCGAAACAATGGCCACCATTGCTCGTTTCGTTTATGCGCAGTGCCCTACATTCTGCGAATCACAACCAGATGAGGTCAAAACTCAACTGCGCATGGGATGGGCTTTGAGATGGCAAGAGTTAAACCCTGCCACTACATTCGACAATGAATGGAAACCAAACCCCAAGGGAGGTTTTAACAATAGCATTGATTACTGCTTGTCATACTCTCAACAAGCATTTGGACAACTCAAAGAGGCAGACCCCATCAAGCACGGTGTCATCAAAGCCGTGCGTGATAACTTTAACAAGTATTGCTCTAATCGTCTGGCAGACCTCAAAGTCGCTGTGCGCAGAGTTGAAAACGAGGATAAGCCCAAGGTCAAAGCCCCTACAAAACAATTCGAGGATTTCGCCAAAGAGTTGTTTATCACAAT